GCAAAGCATAAGCATTGGAGTCCTTTCGGACATGCCTCTCTCCAGTTTCATATTCGTGCCCCTGTTTTCGTGGCCCGGCAACTTGTAAAACATCAAGTTGGTTTAACTTGGAATGAGGTATCTCGTAGATATGTGGACACTAAGCCAGAGTTTTATACACCAAAAGTTTGGCGAGGTGTTGCCCAAGATAAGAAACAGGGTTCGTCTGACATAAAGATTAACATTAATCCAGATCATGGCGGTGGTCCTATGATGGTGGACGATTACCAGCAAGTTCTTCGTTCTGCGAAGTGGACCTATGAACAGCTATTAAAGAATGGGGTCTGTCCTGAACAAGCCCGCATGGTTCTACCACAATCTATGATGACAGAGTGGTACTGGAGTGGCACACTATACGCATTTGCAAGAGTGTGTAACTTGCGATGTAAGTGTGACGCCCAGAAAGAAACACAAGATATAGGATGGGGTATCGACAAGTATGCTCGGGATATGTTTCCCATTTCTTGGACTGCCTTACGGGATATCTAATAACACACTACAATAGGAGGGATAGATGTCTTATATAATTATTCAGTTCGATCTTCTCGGGCGCTTTGAGGAGATGGACGCAATGATAAACGAGGAGGGGAGTGCATTAAAAACTTTTCAGACTGAGGAGGACGCCCAACTTTTCTTGTATCGTCACGGCCTGGAGGGTTTTAAAAGTGGTTTCCCTCATCAGATACGGGTAGCCCGACTTCACTAGTCCAAAGGTTTGTGGCCATGCGTACTATGCGGCTGGTAAACACAATGCGAGACTAGGAGGGTATTCAATCGGATGAACGAGACGACACATATACATATTTATAGAAATGGCTGTATAATGATTGATAAAGACCATATAATCGCTAATCTAAGAGAAGTATTCGATCCCGAAATCAGTATCAATATATATGATTTGGGCCTTATCTATGATATAGATATAGATCAAGAAAACAAATGGGTTACGGTAACACACACATTGACCAGCGCATTTTGCTCATTTGCAGATATAATAGTTCAAAACATATCAGATGCAGTCTATAAAAACCAAGAAATTAATCATGTAGAAGTGATCACTACATTTGATCCGCCATTTACAATGGAAAGTGTGCCTGAAACAACAAAAATGATGATGGGCTGGTAATAAACATTTAGAAGAGCTGGAAGACAGGTTTTGCTTGACACCTTAAAGAAAAGGTGGTAGTATACAAACAACAAGGAGATAGTCGATGATGGGAAGGAAGCAGAAGCTGAAAGGCGGGGATGAGTACGATGTGGTGGGCGGCTGGCGCAGGTGGTATTGTTATCTGCAACGGGCTGGATCTGTCAAGTCCATCAAGAAGAAAATGAACAAGCGAGATCGCCACGATGCCAAGCTCAAGTTGCACACACGGGAAGACACATGAAGAAAGCATTAATACAGAACGAATTTAATTTAGGGCTTCCAGCAAAAAGGACATCATATGTTTGTTAAAGACAACGTAACCTATTTAAATGAGTACCAAAACAAACACAAGATACCTTCAACAACAAGGGGTTTAAAGGATATGGAAATGGTTAGAATTAATTCTGTGTTAACTTCAGGGCTGCAATTACCAACAGACATAGCACTGAAGAAGAACAGCTTCTTCATAATAGAATTCAACGATTGTTTTGTTATACGGCGGCGTGGCTTTCATAACGAAGGAAAGTAATATGAGAATGGAAGGGGTTAGCCTTAATGCAGATCAATTTTCTGGCGAATTAAGAGTTTTGCGTAAGCAAGTAAGTCAGCTTAAACATATTGTGGATACACAAAATATAACAATTAAGAGACTCAGGGAAGAGTTGGCCGACGTTAAGCAGGATCGAAGCAACATCCTGTTGTGCTGGGCAGAACTCGACCCTCCCCCCAAGAAAGGCACCCGTAAAAATATTGAGAACGATAATGACATTGATATATAATATTCAAGACTATCTCACACAGAGGGACGATGAACTCAGACTATCTCATGGGTGTTCTAAGTGGGGCTGGAATCTTATGAAAGAATGCGGCTATGATGTTTCAGATAGTGAGGACATAGCTCAGTTCTTTAGGGATCTGGAGGAAGACGATGCCTAAGAATCTCTGGGAGAAGGAGCGGTCAGCGGTCTTCCGTAACACGTTGGGCCTTTTCCTTGCGGAGGGCTACAATAAAAAGGAAGCCAAGAGACTGGCCCGTAGAGAGGTTGAGGAGATTATGCTAGATAAGGATGATTTCATAAATGATATATGGGATGATCAATTCGATGACTGTTAATCCTTGGAGATTAATGTTAAGGAAACGTCATGGTGACATGGTTATTAAAAATTTTAAAACGAGGAGGGAAGCACAAGAAGAAATTAAAAACAGAAGCTCAGTCATTTTACATCTTGGAAGCAACCCTGAGGAAATTTATTATGTTGAAAGAGCAAGAAGGAAAAGGTATTCTTCTAGAGATTTACAAAGTAGATAATAGTAGAGGATTTCAACTATCCTTTGGTGACAAGTGGGTCACTATGGAAAAGATAGATAAGGTAGAAGCTCTAGTCTCCATTGAAAAGGATATAGCCGAGATGCGGCGTGAAATCTGTCAAGAAATGTTTGACTTTAGTAAAGGAAGGTTCTAAAATGCAAACAGAAAAAGCAAATATGGGGCCATGTACTAAGTGTAATTCTTCTGATGCCCTTGCTACCTACTCAGATCATACATGGTGTTATAGTTGTCAAACTTACGGAAGTATCGGAGATGAAATTGAAACTGAACGTAAGGTAATTCCAATGAACAGAGGGCACAAGCGTACATTTAAAACAGCAGACATTACTGACCGAAAAATTACAGCCGAAACATGTAAGAAGTATGGGGTCACTGTGGCTTTTGATGGTCAGGTTATTGTTGAACACAAGTATGATTACTATGATAAGGATGGAACGTATAAAGCAAGCAAGTACCGAAGCACTAAAGTTAAAGACTTCTGGTCTGAAGGACCATTAAGTGAGTGCGGTCTGTTTGGGCAGCAAATCTTTGGTCAGTCACAAAAGTATATCACTGTATGTGAGGGCGAGCTTGATGCAATGAGCGCCTTCCAACTTACAGGATCTAAATACCCCTCCGTATCTGTTAAAAATGGGGCTGGGGCGGCTCTGAAGAATTGCAAGCAGTCACTCGACTATCTGAATAAGTTTGGTACAGTGGTTCTTTGTTTTGATAATGATGCCCAAGGCACTGCCGCCAGTATAGAGGTAGCTCAATTATTCGAACCCAATAAATGCAAGATTATGTATCTTGAAATGAAAGACGCCAATGAGTATTTGAAGACGGGTCAGTCCGAAAAGTTTGTACGATCATGGTGGGGCGCAAGAGAATATACCCCCGCTGGAATTATCAACCTGGCAGACTTGGGAGATAGTCTGTATGACGAAACGTACCATGAGACTTGTTCCTATCCTTGGGATAAACTAAACGAGAAGACCTACGGTATGCGTACCGGAGAGCTGGTCACCTTCACTTCTGGTGCTGGTATGGGTAAGAGCAGTGTCATGCGTGAACTAATGCATCATATTATGGGAAGTACCTCAGACAATATTGGGCTACTTGCTCTGGAAGAGAGTACACGCAACACAACATTTAATATCATGAGCGTTGAGGCCGGTGCCAGATTATATATAAAAGAAATACGAGATCAGTACACCCCGGAACAATTGAGGGAGTGGCAAGCCAAGACAGTAGGTAACAGAAGGTTCTTTGCCTTTGATCACTTTGGAAGTATAGGCAATAACGAGATCCTTGATCGTGTACGCTATATGGCAAAGGCTCTGGATTGTAAATGGATTTTTCTGGATCACTTGTCTATCCTGGTGTCAGGACAGGAAGACTTTGGAGATGAGCGTAAGTCTATTGATGTATTGATGACCAAGCTGCGTTCTCTGGTTGAGGAGACTGGGATAGCCTTGCTACTTGTCAGCCACCTTCGCAGACCGGGAGGTGATCGGGGACACGAGGAGGGGAGGGAGGTGTCGCTCTCGCATCTGCGTGGCTCTGCCAGCATAGCGCATCTAAGTGATAGTGTCATAGCTCTGGAGCGCAACCAGCAAGCAGAGGATGAGGTGGAAGCCAACACAACCACCGTTCGTATCCTGAAGAATAGATACACTGGAGACACAGGTGTTGCTTGCCACTTGCATTACGATAAAGAAACTGGTAGAATGACACAGATAGATAACCCATTTCTGGAGGATGAAGAATGATTATAGAAATAGGTGGTAGACATGTGTGTAATTTGTGTGGTTACGAGTGGTCTGCTATGTTAGGAGATGATGAAATTCCAACTCAGCACCATTGCGAGGATGGGCATCTGGGCTGTGATGGCTGGCCTAATTGTGATACGGAGCCTGACCTCTGTTCTTACAATGGCCATCGGTCCCAATTTGTGGGTCACAAAGATTAAAGAACTTCGAAAGGAAATAATTCGCATGTTGAAAAAGAATGACGGAGAAATGAAAGTAGATGAGGTATGCGATATATTAGGAATCGTTCCATATGATATTCCTTGGGGACACAACATAGGATGGGCCAAATGTTTACAACCAAATCAAAAGTATCATCTCATATTATCTGGAAATCGCAAAGATTAAAGGAAGGAAGTAATGACAGTTAGAAAACCATTCGATAAAGCACTCTACGATGTGGCCGACACCAAAGCTAAGAAGCATATGGTGGACTGGCTTAATTTCCACAATGACTATTGCTTCTTGGATGATCGCATCTATAACATCTCTACGAACGAGACATATTACTTTGATATTGTCTGCACTGTAGATGATGCCAATCCAAGATTGCTCTATGAAGTAGAGATTAAATATTCTTGGAAAGGAGATTGGCCTGACTCTTGGAAAGAGATACGTATTCCTGAGAGGAAGAGAAGGCTTCTTGATAAATGGAAAGAGGAATGCCCCGATGATATATTAACCTTCGTTGTATTCAGAGATGATTGCAAGAAGGCTTGGCACATAGATGGCGCTACCCTTCTTGAATGTGAAGTAAGAGAAGCTCCTAACCGCAACATAAGAAAGGGAGAGAAGTTCTTTCACATTCCCACCAACGATGCATACCTAATGGATATGACCTATGAAGAGAATTAAAAACCTTTTGGGTACCTTTTTTGGGTACCTTTTTTGGGTACCTTTGAGGCAAAGTCATGAAAGCAGTTGTTGATATAGAGACAGACAGCTTGGATGCAACAAAGATACATTGTATCGTAGCTCGACATTACGGAACAGGAGAAACAAGACAATGGATTGGCGACGAATGTAATCAGTTTGGCAGTTGGTCCCGAAAGATAGATCAGTTTATAATGCACAACGGTCTTAGCTTCGATGGGCCTGTTCTTAATCGACTGGTTGATGCCAAGATAGAACCTACTAAAATTAGGGATACATTAATTGAATCCCAACTGTATAACCCTGTTCGAGACGGGGGACATTCTCTAGCAGCATGGGGCGAGAGACTTAACTATGTCAAGGGTGAGTTCACTGAGTTTAATCAGTACAGTAAGGAGATGTTGAATTACTGTCTGCGTGACACTGAGATTACCCGGAAGCTTGGTATCAGTCTTGAAGAAGAGGGAAGAACCTTTAACCCTCAAGCATATAATCTGGAACGTCAGATAAGAATAATA